TTTAAATATCATGGAAAAATCAATGTAAGGAACGCATCTTACGAGGCAAGGAAAGATAAATACTTTTTTGAGAAGGCATCTCGTAAGTTTAAACGAGATGATTTTGTAAAGTACCTTGTTGCTAATTTCACACAAGGTAACACTTGGATAGGAGACTTGCTGACTGTAAAGACAGAGATCGATTTCAAAAAGTGGCGAAAGCGAATAGAATCGCTGACGTATAACTTCAAAGAAGAATTATCACAGATACATGATAAAGAGGAGAATTTTAATCACCTTTTTGTGATAGCAGATGGAAAGCACCCATACGCATTCCGACTCTATCAAAGGGGTATGGTGTCACTAGAGACACTCGTCTTACTCGATGATCTGGTACACTTTACCAAACATTGGTCTAAGCACGATGATTTGATACTTAACGAAGTCATTGAACTCATAAGAAAGTATCGTCCGTTCTTATACCATTTTACCAATGCTGATAATGAAAAACTAAAGCAAATTGTATTGGAGACATACTCATGACACATGAAGATTTAACTGAACTGCAAATCGAAATCTCAGAACTTGAAAAGGAGAATCAAGACCTCAAGGAACGACTTCAAGACTTGGAAGTCAATTTCGCGTATGTCGAGCAACAACTTTCCAAAAAGCAAGACTCACGAAAGGCAGTCTTTGCTGAAGAAAAACCGAAACTGTCAGTAGTTTCTTAAACATATAAATAAAAAGGGTTGACACCATCCCCTAATTGGTGTATCATATTAAGCATACATTATGAAATATGTGGACAAGAAAATACAACGTTTATACAAGGAAATACAACTATGGCAAATTCATTTGCATCCCTCAAGAAGTCACGCAACGCATCGCTTGACAAACTCCTACAAGAAACTGCTAAACTCACTGAAGGTGGTGGGCAACAGTCCAATGGTCCAGACGAGCGTATTTGGAAACCATCAGTAGACAAGGCAGGTAATGGTTATGCTGTTATTCGCTTTCTTCCAGAACCAAAGGGTGAAGACCTGCCTTGGGTTCGCATGTTCGATCACGGTTTCCAAGGACCGGGTGGTTGGTACATCGAAAACTCTCTAACTACCATTGGTCAGAAAGACCCATGCGGTGAATACAACTCTGAGTTGTGGAACAACGGCACAGAAGCAGGTAAAGAGCAAGCACGTAAGCAAAAACGTCGTTTGCGATATTTCTCCAATATTCTGGTTATCAAAGATCCTGCTAATCCTCAGAACGAGGGTAAGGTATTCTTGTTTCAGTATGGTAAGAAAATTTGGGATAAGATCAATGATCTTATGCAACCAGAGTTTGAGGATGAAACACCAGTAAATCCTTTCGACTTCTGGGAAGGTGCTGACTTCAAGTTGAAGATTCGTAATGTGGAAGGTTATCGTAACTACGATAAGTCTGAGTTTGATGCTCCATCAGAGTTGTTTGGTGGTGATGACGATTCACTTGAAAAGGTGTACGAAGGATTGTACTCATTGCAAGACATGGTGTCGCCAGACAAGTTCAAGTCTTACGACGAACTCAAGCAGAAACTTGACAAGGTGTTGGGTTTACAAGTTGCGCCGCGTCCTGCGTATGAGGATGTGGAAGATGCGACTCCTGCTCCTATGCCAAAGGAAGCACCGCCAAAGGCAATTGCTTCTACTGCGGATGAGGATGACGACGACTTGTCATTCTTTGAGCAGTTGGCAAACGACTAAGTTACAATGCCATTGTAGCATGGGGGACTTTATGTCCCCCTTTTTTTAGTTGGTTGCGTAGTTCCTACCTGCCCACCAAGGTTTTTTATCTCGTCGTGGTGAAGCAGATGCTACTGAAGTCTTATTAACTCGTGTTGAATTGTCTGTTTGAATTTGAGTCTGAGGTGCCGCCACTGTTATATTCGGTTGTGCAACTTGTGCGGCAACCTCGCGTGAGCGTACATCAACTTCAGCACCTGTCATTAGTTTTGGTGGTGTGATTGATTGACGCATATCAAATTCAGCACCTGTCATTAGTTTTGGTGGTGTGATTGATTGACGCATATCAAATTCAGCACCTGTCATTAGTTCTGATGGTGTGATTGCTTCACGCAACTGTTGCATTCTCTTTGCAAAGAGTGCATAGGATGCTTCATCGATGTCTGAAATGTTATCAACTGCGTCTTCAAGTTCTTCAGAAAAATCCTCAATGTCAAAGTCAATACCAATCTTATCCAACCCACTCATTCTTTCAAGTGCGTCCGTGATTGTTCTGAGTGAGTTACTTGCAGACTCTAACTTTTCTTGGTTCTCAGCAAACTTGAGCACTTGAGTCATTGGTGCTTCATTGCCAGTGAAGAAGTTTATGAGTCCTGTACCAATACTCGTAAGAGAGTCAACAATCTTTGTTCCAGTAAAGGCAAGCAATCCTTTTGAGATTTCTCCAAGCACGGCAGTGAGATTTTTTGCTCGTGTTAAAGTGTCACCTGTTGCGTTGTCAGTAATGGATAGCAATGTTCCTACTTGCTTCTTGATTCTTTCGGCAAAGTCACCACCACCAGTGAAACGATTCAAGGCATCGCCAAGTCCCGCAATACCAGAACCTACGCCAAAGACTGCTAATCCTGTCGCAATCATTCCCATAGTAGCAACAAAATCTACGGCACTTAATGTTGGTAGTTCTGCAATCGTAAGGAGTGTTGCGACATTATCTACTATTGATTGAGCAAACCCACCAGTGGTAAAGTCAGCAAGAGCAGTAGTCAGTCCTGCGATACCAGAACCTATACCAAATACCGCAAGACCCAACGCAATCGGTGTCATTGTAGCAAGAAAATCAAACGCACCTAAAGTAGGTAATTCGGAAATACTTAACAGTGTTGTCACATTATCAACAATAGACTGCGCCCACTGTGGATCAGTAAAATTAGCAAGAGCATTACCTAAACCACCGATACCTGCTCCCAAACCAAAGACACCAAGACCGATACCAATGCCTGTCATTGCAAGAGTGAATGCCGCACCCTTAAATAGCAGTCCTAATGATCCGAAGTCAACTCTATCAGTAATTGACAATAGAGTTACAACATTGTCAACAATAGATTTTGCCCAATTTGGATCAATAAAATTAGCAATAGCATTACCTGCTCCACCTACTGCGGCACCCGCACCAAATGACGCTAATCCCGCACCAATACCAAACATTGCAAGACCAAAAGCACCGCCCTCAAGGAAGAAACTTCCCATACCACCAAAAGCATCTTTGATAGAAAGTAACTCTAACACATTTTCTTTGATTGCTTTTCCGTCCAACTCATTAAGTTGTTTTAGAAAAAATCCACCACCTGCGGCAAGAATACCTGCACCCGCAAGTAAAGCACCCGCACCAAGTCCTGCGCCTCCAATGATACCACCGATACCACTTAGAAGTTTTCCGAAAATACCTTTTGATTTCTTTTCATCATCTTTTTGATTGTTTTGTTTTTGCGGTTGCTGATCTCTTTGTTGTGCGAGGCGACGAAGTTCGGCACGATTTTCTGCATCGCGAAACTCTGCCGTTTGTGCTTGCTCTTGCTGAAAAGCAAGTTGTTCTCGTGTGATTTCTGATTGACCATCTGCGGCATTCGCAAGACGATTCAGTATTTCAGAGTTGAACTGAGCACTTTCACTCTGAACTTGAAATGAGTTGGCGAGAATAGTACCAAGACCTTGAACCTCGCCAGACAAGATTCTAAACCTTCTACCAAGACTATCTTGTAATGCTTTGCGCTGTTTAGCATTGTCTGCCTTGAGTTCTTCAAGAGCATTGACTATCGGAAGGTTAGAATCTGCCATTTATTATTCTCTACTTCTTTTTCTTTTGTGCCACAGCATCGCTTGCGAAGAATGCGGAAACCAAAACTGCGATTGAGGCAAAGTAAGTGGGCGCGATGTCCGCAATAAGTTCGCTTGCTTTTTCCAGTCCAAATGCTGATGTAAGGAAGATTCCAAATGGATATAATAAGAGTCCAAATAAACTGAACCATGCCATGGACCGTATAGCATCTCGCTGTTGGTCTTGGTCTTCAAGTTCTTTACGCTTGAACTCCATATACATCTCATGCTCTTCTTTTGATACTACACCATCACCGTTCGTGTCCGCAGGATGGTATTCCTTCTTGACTTCTTCTTCTGCCATGTGACTATTTCCTTTGTTTTAATTTTTCTTCTTGTTCTTCAAGATAGTTCTTTAACAAAGTCACATAAATGTCCCTTTCAAAGGGAATCATACTTTCAATCTCAGTCAATGAGTATTTATGATGTTGCATCAAAGCAAAATTCAACTGATACATGTTCGCAAGCGAGTTATGTATCATGCTAACATAAAAAAACCTTGAAGTCCTTCTATCGTTCTTGTCTCACTTTCACCACATGCATCACATTTCCATTTTAACTCGTATGATAGTTTTGGCATGCCTTCAAAAAATAAAGCAATGTTCTTAAACTGTGTTTGGTTTAGATTGCCAACCCAATCAATAATCTCTTCTTGTGTAAACTCATTATACACATTTTCTTGATCAAAAATAAACTCAACACATTGAGCAATCAAACCAAAAGTGTCGTCTGAGTTTTTCATGTCCAACTTTGCAACATCTTGCACTGTTGGATAACGCATCTTAACTCCAACATCATCGGTCAGCATGATTTTACCATCACTGATTTCGTTGACAATGCCAATGTCATCAATCTTAATCGAAGCATCTGTGAGTGCTTTACATTCGCCATCAGTGTGACCCATCTTCACTTCAATGACTTCTCCAACAGATTTGCCACGAAGATTCAGAAACAGAAACTCAACATCAAAAGTAGACAGTTTGCTTACATCCACTTCAGATAAAATGCAAGAGTTTAAGATATTGAGGATTGCAGTGGTAATCTCTTGCTGATCGTTTCCTTCCAATGCCATCAAAAGAATCTTTTCCTCTTTGACAAGAAAAGGTCTGAATACTATTTTTTCACCAGTGGAAGGAATATTTGTACTAAACTCAGGAGTTGCTATACTTGGTAGTGCCATGATTTAACCTCACTTAAAATGATCTACGAATGTTTGCGAATCTATTATTGATGTCGCCTATTCTTGCGTTTACTGTATTTAACCCACCACCAAGAGAACCTGCGATATCACCGATACCGGGTATTCTTGCTGAACCAGAGATACCATTCGGTCCAAGACTGAATGAGAAACCGAATCCAAGACCGGGTTGATTTTGCTTTTGGAACACACACTGATAGTTTCTGTATGCCATTGTCACTGACAACTTAGCAACTGCATCTTCTGCCCAACTCATCGAAATAGGATTGATGATAATGGGGTATGTTTCATTCAGTGTGTAGATAGAACGAAGTTCACCTGCTGATCCATATTGCCGAATAGTGACTGTGCCCAAATAGTCATCAAAGTATTTAGTGTTGAACTTAGACAATGCGTTTTGTGGGAAAACGCCCAAGTCAAATGCACCAGTGTTCACAATGCTGTTCTGCCAAATCTCAAAGTATTCTTTCTCACGCATGTCCTCAGATAGAATCACAGACATAGTGAGATCACCGTATGTTTGTCCGCCGTATGGTACTTTATTCAGAGGTCCGTAGTTAGTGAACTTATGCTCGGCAGTCATCAATGAACGACCGGGTAAGTCGATGGTGTCTGTTCTTGCCATCATCGAGTTTTCAAGACCCGCATCTCCTGCACCAGTGACTTGCACCTCAAAGTGTGATGTTTTTGCAACACCAGTTTTGTTTATCGATGAAATGAGATTATTGACATTAAAAGTCATTAGACTGCTTTCCTACTGTCTGCGAACACTCTGCTCTTACTTGCTTTCTCAAATCGTTCTGTTGGTAGGAACAGTGCGATGTCCCATTCCGCAGAGTCAATCTTCAAAAACTGAGAGTTGACATTTTCGCTGAGATAGTGTTTAAATGTTGGTTTAAAGAATCTGTATTTAGACGCACCTTTGAGAATGTCGTATGAGATGCGAAGTTTTGTGCCTTCATCGTATCGTTTGTTGCTTACAACACTATAAAGACTATCCATCAGCGTGGCACGAAGTTTCGGTGGCAAGTAATGTAGATTGATTCCATAGAAACCATTTTGTGCAGGACCAACCATAAAGATCAAAGGAAACCTATCGTAGTATGGTAAAGTTTTCTTTCCCTTTGGATCGTAGAAGAAATGATACATGTGACCAACCATAGGACGATCAACCTTGTCACCAGTTTCCTTCATTAGATTCGCAGGGTATACTCTTGCCGATCTCTGTGTTCTTGCTTTATCGCGAAACCAATCTCGTGCTTGTTGTGTCCGTGCAGGTATCTGCCCACTACGAACACCTTGTACGAGAATGTCGTCGAATAGACTTGCCATTAAAGTTTCATTTCCTTCTCTGTGATGATCTTAAACTTCCACTTACGATCCGCACAGAACTCTTGTGCTGCTTTCCATTTACTACTATTTATACCCCAAGTCTTAACCTCGTATAAGTATTTCTGCGTCACCCTTGTTTTCTTCTTTGGTTCTTGCGTTTCTTTAAAGGGTTTGATTTCGATAAGATAGGTATCGGTAGCAGTCTTCATCCACACATCTGGAAAGTATCGATGCCACTTTCCGTCAAGCGGAGATTTGTATGGTATGACAATCTCCTCTGAAGACCATTGTAGTATGTCTGGATTCTTGTCGCACCAGTTAAAAAAACGAAGTTCCCAAGATGAGCGAAAGACAACATTGTTTGGATTGCCTTTATACTTCTCAGGGTTCTTAACTTGGTATTTTCCTTTGTATGCTTTCGTCATGTCGTTATAAATAGTTCAAAACTTTCACCAATAGGTATTTAGATGCCAAAGATTAATAACCTAAAATCAGTTGTCAACGCAGGTAAGTCCGTAGTCGGACAAGTCTCTGGCGCATTAGAAGAAGTCGCAGGGGCGGCAGGTAAAGGTGGGTTCTCAGTCTCCGCAGGACCGAATGGCGTTTCCATCTCTGCAAACTTCAATGAGTTGCTGAAAAAGAAAGTCCAAGGCAATCGCATCGCAGGTGATCTTGCATCACTCTATCGTGACGGTAAGACTCGCACCAATCTATTCTATCCTACCGATCTTGATAACGAACACTACATTATGTTCCGTGTGATGAGACGAGACCGTCCAGAAGTGTTAGCAAAAAGCACTCGACACGAAGTGCAAAGTATCACACTTCCAGTGCCATCAAACCTTTCAGTAAAACAAGGTGCATCATACAACGATACTGCGTTAGGATTAGGTGGAGCAATGGCATCAGGTGATGTCACCGCAAGTGATATTGAAAGCGCAGGATCATCCTTTGTCGATGCACTTAAAGAAGTGATTGATCGTTCAACCGAAGCATTTAAAACAAAAGATACAGACGCGGGAGTTAAAGGTCTTGGTATTGCCTCTCCTGTAATTGCCGCAAAACTCGGTACTAAATTTGCTAAGGGTGTTGGTGGTTTATTGGCATTCGGTGGAACGATTGGAAATGTTGTCGCAGGTGTTTCTGTCGATACTGGAATAGCAGTCAACCCACACCTTGCAGTTGTGTTTCAAGGTGTTGGATTTCGTACTCATGCATTTCAATATAAGTTCATTGCCCGTAATCAAGCAGAATCGGATGTAATTAAAAACATTATCTATGCATTTAAGTATGCAATGCTCCCATCTTACACTAAAGGGTCATTAGCATTCCAATACCCAGATGAGTTTCAGATTGAGTTTGCGGAAGGCATCTCAGAGTATTTGTATGACATCGGTACATGCGTGTTGGAAAGTGTTGATGTGCAGTACAATGGCGAAGGCACTCCGTTGTTCTTTGAAAGTAGTGGAGCACCAGTTTCAATCACGATGAGTTTGGCATTCAAAGAAACTTTAATTCATACCAAAGAGCGATTGGCAAAACGAATCGTCGATCCAACAAAAACTAACGATGTAGTTTCTGGATACGAGGACTAATAATGTCAGAATATTTTACATACTTTCCACTCATTGAGCATGATCTGACCAATGTTGGACAAACAGTCACACTGACAAATGTTCTACGTCGATTCATCGTGCGTAATGATTTGCAAGGACGAGCAGATATCTTCTACAGATACAATGTGCAGATGGGAGACCGTCCAGATATTATTGCAGAAAAGTATTATGGTGATGCTGACTTAGCATGGTTGGTTTTACACTTCAACGATATCAAAGACCCTATCTTTGACTTTCCACTCTTTGGAAGAGACTTTGATAACTATATCAAAGGAAAGTATGGTTCAGTACCTGCCGCACAAAACGAGGTGCATGAGTATCGTCAGATTCTTCAAGATGCCGAAGTCAAGTTTGATGGAACGAAGATTCCAGAACGGTATGTGGTAGTTGATCTGACGACTTATAACACGCTTACACCAACTGCTCGTCGTACAATCTATAAGTACGATTATGAAGAAGAACTTAACGAAGAAAAACGAGAAATCAAACTGCTCGACAAACGCTATGCAGACAAGGTTCTTGATGAAGTGGAAACGATTCTTAGGGATGGTATTTAATGGTAGACGAAACCGTCAAAGGTTATCGATTCGCAGGTGACATCGAAATCAAAAACATTTTGCTCGTTGGAGCAAATGGAGAGTTTCGTGACATTGGTAAAATCGTTTTGGAAGTCAACGTCTTTCAGAGTTTGAATGAGCATTATCTTCAAGGCGAGATTGTGATCAACGATGCCGTCTCATTACTGACCACTTTATTTGGTAATCGTCGTGAAGGTATTCAAGGCGGTTTCAACGGTGGGGAAGTTATCGTTCTCACCTATAAGATGCGTGACAGTTCGCTTCCATTCAAAACGCATTTCTTTGGTGTGCATGAGGTTGCAGAAAGACAGCGATTGGATGAGAAGGATGAGGTATATATTCTCAACTGTATCAGTGCCGAAGCATACCGTTCGTCAACAAAAACAATCTCTCGCGCATACGGTGGCAGTTCTGGCAACTTGATTTCAAGCATGATCAAGTCTATCGTTGATGAGTTTATCTACGACAAATCAATCAAAGACTTGCATCGTTCGTATCGTCAGATTTTAAACATTCGTACTGAGAAAGAAGTCAATATATCGAGTACAAGCGGTAAACAAAGTTTTATCATTCCAAACCTAACTCCAGATGATGCAATTGATTATTTGACAAAAGAAGCAGACAATGATAGTCATGTTCCATATTATTTTTTCTACGAAGATAGTAATGGATTTAACTTTACTGATCTCAATGACATGGTACGAAGAGATGTCAAAGAGACTTATACTTACATGGCACAAAATGTCGTAGGTCAAGAAGGCGAATCAGAGCAAGACGAAACACCAATTCGTGATTATCAAAAGATGATTTCTTTTACGGTGCTGAGTCAAACCGACATCATTGGCAATACTCGCAGAGGGTTATTTAGGTCAAAGATGATTAACCTCGACATTTTGCGTAAAAATAAATCAGAATACACATTTGATTACTCTAAAGAGTATGAAAGTTTCAATAAACTACAGAAATGGAAAATACCCGGTGAGATTGATGGGACTCCAGTATTGTACATGATGCAGTCTCGTTTGGGACACGACAATGATCCATTGTTTCAACCAGAGAATCCATTACCATCGAGAGTGAATCAGATTCTTCCTCGTAGTCAATCATACTTTGCTCACATCTTCAATACGATGATGGAAGTCAGTGTACCGGGTAACTCGGAGTTGAATGTTGGTGATGTCGTCGAATTGAACATCCCAAATGCCACAACCATAAATAAGTTAGATGGGAAAAAAGACAAGTACCTTAGTGGTAAGTATTTAATCACATCGTTGCGTCACAAGTTTGGTGGCACAACTGGAACAGAATTTACAACCTTCATAGAGTGTGTTAAGGACACAGGGATCGAAATCTAATGCTAAACTTTAAAGAACACTTAGAGATGCGCGAGTATCAACAACTCGACGAGAAACTGATCATGTATAACCAAGGCAAGAAGTACGGTCAAGTAGTCTTCTTAGCAGGTGGTGCAGGTTCTGGTAAAGGATTCGCGCAAACAAACTTTATGGAAGCAGACAAGTTCAAGGTGTTCGATGTAGACGAACTCAAGAAGTTATTTATCAAAGTCCGTGACCTCAAAATGGATTTGCGTAATCCAGATGATGTTGCTGCGTTACATCAAATGGTTAAAGACTCTGGTGTAAGAGACTCAGCGATGCTTTCTCTTGCGAGGTCAGTATCCCAATCCAAGACGACAGATACCTTGCCAAACCTCATGTTTGATGTTACACTGAAAGAGATTGAGGACATTAAAGAACACATGCCAATGTTTAACGCATTGGGATACGATGCAAAAAATATCCATGTCACTTGGGTGCTGACTGACTATTACGTAGCAGTCAAAGCAAACCAAGAGCGTGATCGCGTCGTACCAGACGACATTCTGCTAAAAACACACGTTGGCGCATCAAAGACAATGACTGAGATTATCAAAGGCAAACTGCCTCGTGGTGTCAATGGTGAGGTGCGAGTCATTCTCAATAATCGTCGTAACACGATTCCTTACACTGATGCAGAAGGCAATCCTATCAGGGGCAGTGGTTCTGGTCAGATCATCGTCAAGGACTTCACCTATGTCACACTGAAGAAGTCTGGCAAACCATTCATGAAAGATGCGGCAGTTCAGAAGCAAGTATTCAGTTGGATACAAGATAATGTACCAAAGGACGCACTGCGTCAAATTGATATTCCCAAGCAATAGGAGGTAGCAATGCCATTACCGGGATCACATAGGGATAAAAAACTTATCCAAGAAATCGTAGAACCAGAACTCCAAGAAGAAGTTCAACAACCAGAGTTTCTACAAGAAATTAAAGAACCAGTACATGAGGAGGTTCTCGTTGAAGAAAAACCAAAGCGAAGAAAGAAGTTTTTGGGAGTCCTCTGAACATCTGAATGATCGGATTGAAGAACAAGAGAAGACTAAAGAGACTCTTAAAAATGGTCTCCTCTCTTTTTTGAAGCATGTTGAAAAGGTAGAGAATGAGAAACTTCATAGGAAGGGGTAACTTCACTTGGTTTGTCGGTGTTGTAGAGGATCGTGATGATCCTGTGCAACTCGGTCGTGTGCGCGTTCGATGCTACGGTTATCATACCGAAGACAAAGGACAAATACCGACAAGCGAACTTCCGTGGGCAATTCCAATTAATCCAATTCAGTCTGCATCAGTCAGTGGTGTCGGACACTCACCCACTGGATTGGTAGAAGGGAGTTGGGTTGTCGGTTTTTTCATGGATGGAGACGATGCACAAGAACCAATGATTATGGGTTCGATCTATGGCGCACCAAGTTCATTGTCAGATCCTTTGTTAGGATTCAATGATCCTACTGGCACGTATCCAAGAGAGATCAATGAAACAGATGTAACTCGTGCTGCGCGAGAAGATGCAAATACACACCCAAGTCGAATTACAAAGAATCGTTTAAGAGTAAACCCAGACGGTACTCCGAAGCAATACTTTACTGCCACGCCTCCAAAGGTAACATCTGTCGCTCCAGATAAAGCAACTGCGTATTATGCCAATACATCTTGGCAAGAACCTCCTATCAGTAACGACATCGTACCAGACTATCCCTATAATCATGTGAGAGAAACTGAGGGCGGGCATCTTGAAGAATTTGATGATACTGAGGGCGGTAAGCGTTATCATAGATTCCATCCTTCTGGATCGTTTGAAGAAATCGTGGATGATGGTAGTCGCATTATTAAAGTTGTTGGTGATGACTACGAGATGTATCTTGATGGAAAGAACATCTTTGTAGACGGTAACATCAATATGACCGTCACTGGCGACAAGCGAGAATTGATCCAAGGTAATTATCATCTTGAAGTTGAAGGTGATATGACAATGGACTTGAAACAGTCGTTGCAAACCAAGATCAATTTCAATCAAGAAACAGAGATTGGCAGAAGTCGCTCTACAAACATTGGACAGTCTGATAACTTGACAATCGTAGAAGGGGATCAGAATCTCAACATCATCACAGGTAATCGCCTAGATAATATTGCGAAGAATGATCTCAAGACCGTTGGGGTAAACCAAACAACTATCGTAAGTGGTAATACCGCATCATTCACTGGCGTGAATTATAGACACACCAACATCGGTACAATGACTCAAATCGTTAATGGTGATTTTGTGAAAACTCTCAACTCAAACGAGACTGTCACGATCACTGGTACTAAGACAGAAACTGCGGCAACAATCAGCGCAACATACGGTGATGGTACTATCACAGTAACAGGCGGTGATGTAGTAGCAGATGGAATTAGTCTGAATAGTCATACTCATACCGACACAGCAGGACTTGGCGCAGGTACTACCTCGTCTCCAAATTAAGGTAATGTAAGATGCAGATTTGCGGTCAAGAAGTAAACATTGAAACCCTCAAAGGCAAGGCATTAGAACTTGGTGCTTTGATGGAAGACCCAGAAGTCCTTGCTGCTATTCAAGCAAAGGTTGATGAAGCAAACGCAGAGTTAGCAGCATTCAAACCTGAGATTCCAGAAGTACCAAGTCTACAAGATGCATTGGCAGAACTCAACGCAGAACTAAGTTCAGAAGAGTTTGCGAATAAACTCAAAGCAATCAAAGAAGACTTTGGCGAAGCAGTCGAAGACTTAGACGAAATCTTAGACAAGGCAAACTCAAAGATTAACGAGTTCCTTGAAGAGTTGCCCTCATCTGAAGACTTAGCAAAATTAACTGATGGTAGTCTTGTTGGTGAGGCACTCGCAAAGTTCTCTGCTGAACTTGCACTCGCTGAAGCAAAGGTCAGAAAGAAACTGGCAATCGAAGGTAAACCCACAGTTGATCCTGCGGTTGTATGTAAAGACGTTCCTAACATTGAAGTCAAGTTGAAAGAGATTGACGTTCAAGAAGTCAAGCAGAAGATTATCAATGGTGATCCTCAAGTAGACGGTGACGGTAAACCAGTAACAGAAGTAGTTACTGTTAAGAAGCAAGTCAAGACAAGAGTCGATTTACCAGAAGAACCCAAAGTACCAAAAGAAGTTCCTGTTCCGCCAGAACCAAAACCAGTACAAAGAACAAGAACAGTCGATCCAACGACTGAGGCGCGTCGTATCTTGGGCAAAGTACAGAATCCTTCTATAAAATCTATTAGAGAAGAAATCGTGGGTGATGGTCAAATTGACCGTCAATTATTAAGACAAAAAACATATGCCCATGTAGGATTTTACTATATTGAACGCGCTAAGATAATGGGTATTACTGGATCGGATAAAGAGATAATTGCAAAAGCATATGAAAGAGGGTTGCAACCTTTTAAAATTAGATTAGATCAAGAACTGTTATTTTCTGTAATCCCAGAAGGAGATAGAAAAAAACTGTTTAATAAAATAAAAGAAGCATATGAATCAAATACAGATGCTATTGCAACTAAGGTATCATTTGAAGATGCAGTAAAAACAGATTCAAGATTTACAAAGGTTTAAAGAACCACAATAAGATTATACACACTGAAAAAGAGTTTGTCAAGAGGTAAATGATGAAAAGTCATGATGCGTTAGTTGGATTATTTGAAATCTACACAACAGAAAACGAAAAGTTTGAACAAGGAAACAAGACTGCGGGTACACGCGCACGAAAGGCACTTGCAGAGATTGCAAAAATGTGCAAAGAAAGACGCGCAGAAATCCAAGCATCTAAAAATGCTGACTAAATAGTACAACAAGAATCAGAGAAGAGCGATGCCACAAAAAGACATAACAATCTTTAGTGATTTGGATATTGGATTTATTCCCCATCCAATCACAAAGCAACTGACACGAAAGAAAAATCGTGAGGCAGTGCGTCAGTCTGTCAAAGCATTGGTTCTCACAGATTTTTACGAACGCCCATTTAAGTCAGACGTTGGATGTGGCATTCGTCGGTATTTGTTTGAGTTGTTCACACCTGCGACAAAGCAGTCGATGCAGAACGCAGTGCGAGAGGTTATTGCAAACTATGAACCTCGTGCAGAGTTAATCGATGTGTTGGTCGAAGACAGACCAGACTTACATGCTGTTACAATTTCTGTCGCATTTTATATTGTAAACGATCCAGATCCCGTAGTATTAGATGTCATCTTAGAAAGAGTCCGATAATGGCAACATCAGCAAACAGTTACTTACAAGTCACAGAGTTAGATTTTGAGGATATTCGTACAAACCTCAAATCTTATCTGTCTACACAAACACAGTTTCAAGACTATGATTTTGAAGGGTCTGCGATGGCAGTCCTTTTGGATGTTCTGTCTTATAATACACACTATAATGCTTTTTACATCAACATGCTTGCGAATGAGATGTTTTTGGATACGGCACAACAAAGAGACTCCGTGGTGTCTCGTGCCAAAGAACTGGGTTATGTGCCTATCTCTGCCATCGGTGCTAGTGCTAATGTTTCCTTAACTTTCACTGGTGTTGCTAACACGGTTTCAGAATTTACGATTCCCAAAAACTCTAAGTTCACAACAACTATTGATGACGTTCAATATACCTATGTGACACCTGAAGCATACATTGTAAAAAACTTATCAAATACTTTCTCAGCACCTATTACCATTCGTGAAGGTACACCATTAACATATTCTTGGACTGTTAATTCAAACAATCCTGTGCGATATGTAATACCAAACGAAAATATAGATACTACTAGCATTGTTATTACGGTGCAAGAATCTTTATCAGACACAACAACCACAGAATTTACCAGAGCAACAAACATTGTTCAGGTGTTTTCGACATCTCCCATATACTTCCTCGAAGAAGCATATGACAACAAGTATGAAATCATATTTGGTTCGGGTTCTTTGGGTCGATCTGTAAGGAATGGTAACATTATTACTGTCAGTTACTTGGTATGTAATGGCGATGCTACCAATGGCGCGACTGCATTTTCCGTGGACACAATTGATATAGACCCTGAATATTCTACTGTGTCAGTGACAACTAACCGCAGTTCCAGAGGGGGTCGTCCAAAAGAAACTATTGAGTCTATCAAGTTCAATGCCCCAAGAAATTTCCAGACACAAAATCGTGCAGTAATTGATTCTGATTATGAAAGAATTATTATAACCGAGAATCCTGACTTGCAATCTGTTGTGGCATTTGGTGGGGAACAAGCATCCCCCGCAGTATATGGTAAAGTGTTTATTGCCGTAAAACCATTCGCAGAAAATTTTGCTACTGCAAACCGCAAATCTGCTATTCGTCAGTCTATTTTAGATCGAACACCACTGTCAATCGATCCAGTTATTATTGATCCAAATTATACCTATATTATTGTCGATGTTAAGACTTTTTTTGATTTGAGCAAAACCACAGTGTCACGAAACGCAATCATTAATGAAGTGAGAAACACGATTGACACCTTCTCACAAAACAATTTAGAGCGTTTCGGCAACCGTTTGAGATATTCGAGATTTGTGCGAGCATTAGATAATATTTCTGTGGGTTCAATTCTCAATAACGACGCAATCATTAAGATACAAAAAAGATTTGTTCCTAATGTCAATAAGGCAGAACGAGTTGCCCTCAACTTCAACAATGCCATTCGTCCATCAAGTCTCGTATCGACTGAGTTTACATACAATGGATTTTCTTCATACTTTGAAGATGATGGTAATGGCAATGTTAATATTTTTAGATTTAACACTGACCGAGAAAAAGTAAATCTCATAAGTGGTGCAGGAACAATAAACTATACAACGGGTTCGATTGAAATCAATAACTTTGCACCGTCTGCATATTCTGACATTGAGATTAGAGCAACTGCTACTCCAGTAAATCTCGATGTGACTCCAGTGCGAGAACAAATTTTACTCATGAACTCACAAGATGCAACCATAGATGCGATTGGTGAGTCTACCTAATGGCAGTCGAGAATAAAATATCAAAACTCGTAAAAAACCAGTTTCCCGATTTCTATAAAGAGGAGGGAGAAAACTTTCTTGCATTTGTTCAAGCATACTATGAGTATCTAGAACAAAATGGTAAGATGACTGATGCTATACAAAATCTTGAATCATATCGAGACATCAACACCACACTTGACGAGTATCTTGAATATTTTGAAAACGATCTGTTGCCTTCTGTTCCAAGTGAGGTAACGGCAGATAAACGTCTCCTTGCAAAGTATATCAAGTACTTCAATCAAACTCGCGGAACTCTTTCATCTTATAAACTCCTTTTTCGTTCATTATACAACGAAGAAGTTGAGGTTAATTACCCCGCAGATCAGATTTTAAAAGTCTCTGAAGGTGATTGGAGACTTGAGCGTTATCTGATTACAAACTTTGACAGCAACACATATCGATTTATCGGAAGAACAGTGAAAGGCATTGAATCTGATGCCGAAGCACTGGTAGAAGATGTGCTACGTTTTGTCTTTGGCGGTCGCGATGTGATGAAAATTTTGCTCTCTAACATCAAAGGATCATTTAACCATTTCGAACCAATTCGTCTTTTATCGGATGTTAATGCAACAGGACATACCCCCATCGTTGAAGCAGGTATTAATACTGTAGAAATCATAACAACAGGGGGTCAATATCAGGTTGGAGATGTTATCAATATTATCTCAGACCAAGTGGGCGACTTGGGCAAGTTAGTTGTCACAGAAACAGTTAACTTGGGTGACATTATCACATTCAATTTGATAGATGGTGGATCTGGATTCACTGCATCTGATCAAAACAGGGGAACAGACATTTTCATCAGAGGTGGTGATGGTATCTCTCCTGCTAGTTTTGTTTTTACCCAAGAAGATATTGTAGATACATTTGCTATCTCTATCAATACAAACCTTATCGCATCAAATACTACATTCTGGTCAGGAGCACCTACGGTTACTGCTGCTAATGGTAGTTCTATAACGATGAATACTTTGGCAAATGTCGTTTTGTCAAGTCCTAACTTTGGATTCCCTGAACAAGAAAATCAAACCGAGGTTTTTAGAGATAATGCGAATGCTGTCATCAATATTGCAAACACTGCTCAAGAGTTGACCGTTGGACAACCAATCTATGGTGTGACATCTGGAGCAAATGGTGTAATCACAGAAGTAGTTGATGCCACTGCAGGTGATGCATGGTTTAGAGTAGATACACATAAGTCATTTCAATCAGCAGAAAATGTAAAGGTAGGTTCTACATCTGGAAACACAGTTGGAACGGTAAATTCATTCCAAGCAAATACAATTGGTTATCACGTACTACAAATTGGTAATACCGCAGGTCAAACAATCTCCGAAGGTGATGAAATTGTCGGAAGAATTTCAAATTCGTTTGGTGTGGTAAAGAAAGTGGTTTCTACTGAATCAGATGGATATAATACTGGTTCGACACTAAGAGACTTAGTAACCGTACAAGTTACAGCAAACACATCGGCAAACCTTACTACTCAGTTCTCAACAGGACCAATAAAGTCATTTATCGAGGATGAGGGTTTGCGATTGGTTGGTGCTAATACAACTATAGGCAATACTGTCAGCGACACATCAAATACGCAGATTGAAAATATTTACACTAAACTAAGTGATTCATTCTTGTTCTTATCTACAACTTTTGGTACGATTTCACAACTGTCTTTGCCTATTGGTGGTTCTGGTTTCTCAGTGGCACCAACGGTAAGTGTGGTAGAACCCGACATTGCACCATTGGGTATCGGTGAAGCATTCTTGACCTTACAGAACGACGATGTGAATTGGAGTACAGGCAACTCTCAAATCGTGTCTCTCGATACAAACGATGGATTAGTACAGTCCTCGACTGGTGCTATCGGTGATGTCAAAGGAGGTCTCAGTGGAGAGACCGTTGCGACAAATCAACTGGCAAACGGTACATATCAGACAGTCGTTCGAGTGTGGCAAAAACCATTGCAGAGAGTTCCGNGCAACATTAACTGGGAAACAAACACAGTCACTCTAAACTTCTACAACTCATCTTATGTTCCGGGAACAATAGATACTCGAACTCCCACAGATACAGGTTCGGCAACGATTGTTGCTATCAATGATCGTGGAGTTTTAGGACAAAATGCCAATATCAACGCAAGTGTGGGAGCAAACGGTGCAATTACCAAAGTCCGAGTTCTTGACTCTGGTGTAGGGTATCGAGATGGTGAGGTAGTAACGTTAAAAGCACCAGATGTGCCAAGTGGAGCATCTGCTACGGTTCGACTTTCTTTAAATGATGTTGCAAACTCAGAAGGTTTTTATGCAACTACTCGAAGTCACCTAGATTCCAAACGCGGGTTTATTCAAGACAACTATTTTTATCAAGAGTTTTCATATCAAGTTCAATCTGCTGTAACCTTTGATAGATATCGAGATGTTATTTTGAACCTAGTCCATCCAGCAGGACAAATTGTATTCGGAAGATATAGTGATGTTGCAAATGTGGCAGTTAATATCGTTGCGACTGCAAACAATACTATAAGACAAAAAGGAACTGGTACAGTATCCATTAGTAATGGCACATTTACCATCACAGGTTCTGGCACAAGTTTCCTTGAAGAATATTCAAACAATGGAACAATGATTATTGAATATTCACCGAAATCTTTCTATAAAGTTCCACTAAATATAGTATCAACAGACACATCAGCAAATGTTAAAGTCACATGGACTACTGGTGATTTGTCGAACTCAAATACATACTATCTCACAGGACAGATATCATAATGGCAGTTTATAGATACGCTACAAAAGATTTGTCAATTAATAACGCAAAGGCATTCTTGTCTTCTTTAAATGCTTCTGATGGAAGAAGCACGAAAAACTCCGTAATTCTTTATGCTGTTCTTGGTAATAATAAACAATACGAGAATGAACCGACTCCTGTATTGCCACCTGACAACGAACAATACCTACAGTACGAATCACACAGAAACTTTATTGGTGGTAAAAAAATCACTGTCGAAGACGTGAGTCATGTCGTTCCAAGATACGATTGGGAATCAGGCACAATTTATTCAATGTATCGAGATACTGACACCGATATGTATGATCGTGTGTATTATGTTTTAACAGACGAATTCAACGTTTATAAATGTATTTACAATAACAAAGGTGCACAATCAACTGTAAAACCTTCTGGATTCTCAACACAACCATTTACCACATCTGATGGTTATACTTGGAAGTACATGTACACCGTTTCATTAGGGGATGCGGACAAGTTCTTAACCACACAATACGTGCCAGTAAAAACATTAACGGTAAGTGACGGTTCCGCAGAATCTTCTCGTCAATTAGCAGTTCAAAACGCGGCAGTTAATGGTGCAATTGAAGTTGTTGAAACCGTGGTTGTGGGTTCTGGATACGAAACTGTATCTAATGGAGTAGTAGAAGCAGCAACAACTACCACTCTAAGTTTGTCTGCGGCATCTGGCAATCCTTCTCCAATCGACAACTTTTACAATGGCAGTAGCGTATATATTCTTTCTGGAACTGGTGCAGGTCAGTTAAGAAGAATCATCGATTACACAGGAACCAACAGAACACTTACAGTTAATACAGCATTTTCAACTGTTGCTAACACCGACTCTCGTGTGATTATTTCACCGACAGTAACGATCATTGGGGATGGAAGGGGTGCTAAAGCATATTCTCGCGTTGATGCTTCTACTGGTTTTATTTCAAATGTGGCAGTCATTGCGACAGGTTCTGATTACACTCGTGCCGAAGCATTTATTACTGCTAACTCATTGTATGGTACTGGCGCAACTGCCAATGTTGTAATCTCACCAGTAGGTGGACACGGTTCAGATCCAGTGCGAGAGTTATCTGCTGATAAAATTATGCTAAATGTCCAGTTCACTGCCAATGAAGGTATTTCTGCCAACGGTAATGGATACATTCCATCAAACACCGAGTTCCGTACTATTTCTATTCTGAAAGATCCAATTTTGAAAGTTGATGCAAACAATAACACAATTACAACCGAAGGTATTGCAAACACATCAAACTCACCTACAACTTTAAGATTCACAACTCGTGCATCTATTTCTTATACGCAAATGAGTGGTTCTACACCAATTAATCCACTTTCGGTTAGGGATATTATCACCAACGAAAGAAATAGATTACGTGCTGAGACTGGTGAACTTGAATTTGTAACAACTCTCGGTCCTGTGGCACGACAAACTGAAGCATTGTCAAATGCAGTGCGATCAGCAAACGCAAGTATTGTATTTGAGAGGGATGATGAGACATTATCAGATCCGTCTTTCTATACTTTGTACCTAAATAATGTTCAGAGTTATAGTAATAGTCCTGCTTTCACTAAAGATGATGTTATTTTAAAAAGTGATAGCGAAACGCAAATAGCGACAGTTGAAGACATAAAGGGTCCAGAAGCAAACACATTTTCTGGAGAACTGTTATATACTGAAAATGTTCGTGTAGTTACTCGTGACCCCGAACAGGTTGAAGACATAAAAATTATTTTAGATTTTTAAAGGTAGAATAAATGGGCATCGAAACCAATCTCAATCAAAGTCCTTATTTTGACGATTTTGATGAAGGCAAGAACTTTCACCGTGTGCTTTTCCGTCCGGGGTTTGGCGTTCAGGCACGAGAACTCACGCAGATTCAATCAATCTTACAAAATCAAATTGAACGATTTGCAAATGAAGTTTTAGTTGATGGTACTATAGTCAGTGGTGTTGGTTTGTCAACCGATGATAAATTTGACTATGTTAAGTTAAGAGATAAAGATGCCAACAATCGCGTTTTACTATTAGGAGATTTCTTCCAAGGCGGAGAAGTGGCAAATGCAGTAGTGACGGGTTCTACCTCCGGTCTCACCGCACAATTAATCAATGTCGTAGATGGTTCTGAAGCAGCGTCACCAGACAATCTTTCTATCTTTATTAAGTATACAAACTCTGGTGCCAACAACTCTGCTCGTGCGTTCGATAGTAATGAAACTCTGATTTTGCGTCAAAGAGCAAATAATCAGTTCATCGTCGCAGCAAATACTATTACATCAAATGCAACAGGTTATGGTTTCCGAGCATCTGTTTCCGATGGTATTATCTATCACAAAGGAAACTTTGTTAGAGTTTTACCGCAGTCTATTATTGTTGACAAGTATTCAACAACACCCACCAAAAAAGTTGGTTTTGAAACTATTGAATCTATTGTTGATTCAAACCAAGATTCATCTTTGTTAGATAATGCTTCCGGTGCAACCAACTTTGCGGCACCCGGTGCAAACCGTTTGAAGATGACTCCTACATTGGTAGTTCGTAACATCAATGTTGCCAACACAACCACCTTCTTTACTGTCGCAGAAATCGAACAAGGAAGGGTCGTTCAGAGGTTTACTGATTCGGTCTACTCTGATATAGGACAATATATTGCAGAAAGATTCTACGAAACCAACGGCAATTATGCAATTGAACCATTCAATATTCGTATACGTGAGCACCTAAAAGGTTCTAACAACTTGGGTCGTTACAATGCCGATGGTGGTGGTAATAGCAATAAGTTGGTTGCGGAAGTTGAAAAAGGTATCGGTTATGTAGATGGCAACCGCATTTCACTTGAGTCTCCTATATTCCGCGATGTCGATAAAGCAACTGACTTTGAAACTAAAGATGCTCGTATCATAGGTCAAGCAATCGGAAACTATGTTATAGCAAAAGAAGTTGTCGGTACTTGGGATTTTCAAGGGTTGCGTGAAGTAGATTTGCATGATACAGTACAGCAAGGTATTTCTGGATTAAATTTTGGAAACCAATCCGCACAAGGTACAAAAATTGGTACTGCACGTGTTCGTGGTTTCCAGTGGAATTCGGGAACTGCAGGAACTCCAACAGGACAATTTAGAATTTATTTGTTTGACATCAAGATGGAAGTCAACAAGTCATTTTCGGATGTGCGGAGCATTTATGTAGATAATACTTCTGGTCCAAAGTCAATGGCAGACTTGGTGCTGAATGCAGACGGAAACGCACAAATCGAAGAAGCAGGACTGAATACTCTAGTCTTTCCATTTACGCAAAAGGGCACAAAAACTTTGCGAGATGAGGACAACAACATTGATACGCAATGGGTATTCAGAACAGAAAAAACTGTCAACTTTGTGGACGGTGTTGCCGCAGTATCTGCCAACTCTGCACACGCAGGGGGCACAGAGACACTAAATGATACGGGTTCTTTGACAAATGTCGATGAGAGAAATCTTATCATTGTGTCTAAGCAAGCATCAGAAACAGATCCACATACAGGTTCGGTTACGACATTCACAGGAAATACCGTAACTGGTTCCGGTACAACATTCGAGTCATCGTATCAAGTTGGTGACATTATGACGATTGAAGACGGTGCTAATACGGTCACCGCACGTATTACCAACATTGTGAATGACACTGGATTGAATGTTGCGAATACCTTTACTTATACTCGTAGTGGTGTTACACTGGCACACAAAACATCATTCCCTGAAGGTTATATTTTTGATTTAACCTCTAATGGTAATATTACCTCTACATCTACGACGCATACTATTGAACTTGATCAAGCAAACTTGGCATCGTCATTCCTCGCATCAGTCTATTTCAATGTTTCTCGTTCAGATGCAGTTCAAACCTCAAAGACTGTTAATAAGAATAAGTTCATTGAGATTGACACCACGACAAATTCTGCAGGTTCTTTGGGACCATGGTCTCTTGGTGTATCAGATGCATTTAAGATTGAAGAAGTGTACGTTGGTAATGCAAACACAGTAAATACTTCAAGCACCACTTACACCTCCGAGTTTGAACTTGATACTGGTATGAAAGATGCGTTCTATGACACATCTTCAATCCGATTGAAATCCACAAGTACCTTAGATATGAACGGCAAGGGAATGCTTGTTAAGTTCTCACACTTTGGAAGAGACCGTTCTGCAGGAATTGGTTTCTTGTCTGTTGATTCTTATCCAATCGATGATTCTAACGCATCAAACACAACAGCAATTACTACCCAAGAGATTCCGGTGTTTAGATCACCGACAACAGGTGTAGAATATGACTTGCGAGACAGTATCGATTTCCGTCCAATCAAATTGAACAGCATTGTTCCTTCTTCTGTATATACATCTGCACCAAAGAACCCTGCTGCAAACACAAGTTATAGTATTGATTCTGATGGAGCATATATGCCGACTCCAGACGAAAATTTCCAAGTAGATATTCAGTTCTACCTTCCACGCAAGGACCGAGTAGTTTTGACAAAAGAAGGTCGTGTTGAAGTTGTGAAGGGCATTCCTTCTATTATACCTCGTACACCGGAAGAACGTGCAGGTTCAATGACTCTTGGTATTTTGGACATTCCAGTGTACCCGTCTTTGTCGCCATTTGTGGCAAAGCAATCTGGACGCATCGACTATCAAGTTAATTTGTCTCTTGAAAATAACCGTCGATATACAATGAAGGATTTGCGTTCGGTAGAACAACGAGTCAATAATCTCGAATACTATTCGTCTTTGAACGCACTCGAAGCATCAGCAAAAAACAAGCAACTGTTTAACGACTCTGGATTGGATCGTTTTAAGAATGGTTTCTTAGTAGACAATTTTGATGGTCATAATCTGGCAGACACCACAAAGGTTGGATACCGTGCTGCAATTGATAGAAACAGAACTTTATTGAGACCATCGTACATTCGTGGTGATGTTAGTATGTCTGATGGTTTGGTGCAGAATTCTACCAACTTGACAAAAACTGGAAACCTGATTACTCTATCATATACTAATTCGACTTTATTGGATCAGAAGTTTGCATCTAAGTTGCGTAACCCAGTTCAAGAAATAACCTTTGATTGGCAAGGTGAGATTAACCTGAATCCTTCAATGGATAACACACCAGATATTACCACGCTACCAGATATTCAAGTAGATTTTGATGGTATGTATCGTGCGATTGAAGAAATTGCATCTAGAACTGGTGTCACGGGTATTGATTGGGGCAATTGGAATACTGTAAATACTACAGTAGATAGAAGGACTGTGAGACGCGGAGATACAGAAACTCGAACCACTACAACTCAGACTGACCAGATTCGCGAAGGCATTCAAACCACCATCAGTGCATCCACCGAAACTTTCTCAATCGGAAACTTTGTTGAGAATGTTGCGGTGCGAGACTTCATTCGTTCGCGTAATGTCCAAGTCACTGGTGTTCGGATGAAACCAAACACTCGCGTCTACCCATACTTTGACGATGAGTTAGTTGCGGATTATGTGGCACCTGCAAACAATTCATTTGCCAATACTGGCGTGGAAGGAGCAAACCTCGTAACAGATAGCACTGGTACGGTGTATGCCAACTTCCGTATTCCTAATGATAATGAACTAAAATTTAGAATCGGTACAAGAAGATTCGAACTAAAAGATGTTGCAAACACGCAGACACAATCTAGTTTGATTACCACATCCGCACACGGAGACTACACAAGTATTGCTCTTGATGTTACACAACGTGGAAGTGCATTGAATATTACCGTTCCGCAGATTTCAGACAACCGCGTGACAGATAATAGAACCTTGACATCAGTGACTCGAACAGTACGAGACGTTAATGATAATCGTGGCGGTGGTGATCCTATAACTCAAACCTTTACGGTTTCTGCGGGCAATTCAGAAGGCGCATTTATTACTAAGTTGGATTTATACTTTGGACGCAAGTCTTCTACTTATCCAATCACCGTTCAGATCCGCGAAGTAGAAAATGGTTTCCCAACACAAACCATTGTTCCCTTTGGTTCAAAGACTTTACAACCTGCATCTGTGTCAACCAGTAATGATGGTCAGACTGCGACAACCTTTACATTTGATTCTCCAATATATCTGCAAAACAATAAAGACTATGCGCTGACAGTGATTCCTGGGGGTAATTCGGATGAGTATGCAGTTTGGGTTGGTGAATTAGGAGGTACTGATGTATCCACTAATGAATTGATTGACAAACAACCTACAACTGGTGTATTATTTGTTTCTGCGAATAACAAAACTTGGAAACAAATTCAATCTGAAGACTTGAAGTTCAAGTTGCATCGTGCAAACTTTACTAGAAATACTGGGACTATCTATGTTGAAAATGATGCATTAGATTTCTTCACATACAGTACTATCAATGGAACATTCCAGAATGGAGAAAAAGTCACCAATGCAGGTGGAGATCGTGGTTTCATTAAGTTTATCGATACTGCGAATCAGAAGATTCATATCGAAAACTCTACTGGTGGTTTTAGTTCCTCAGATGTAATCACTGGTTCTGTATCGGGCGCGACTGCAACCATTAGCACAGTAGACAATTTGATTTTGAATACTTTGGTTCCGAAGATTCCTCAGATTACATATGCAAATACAAGTGCATCTTGGTCTGTAAGAGCAACATCTACTTCAGGTGTTATTCCTTCTTCTTACAAGTCTATTGATTTACAGTTTGAAAATGACTTCATTGATGGAGAAAAGAAAGTATATTCCAAGTCTAATGAGTCTGTGTTGACTCCGGTTGATGGTTCTAGTAAGACTTTGACTTTGAAAGGAACGATTTCATCCACTGATAACTTCTTATCACCTGTTATCGATACTTCTAGAATGAATTCGATTGTTATTGAAAATGTTATTAACAACGACAACGATGAAGAGTGGAAAGAACAAGGTAACGCACTTGTTAGATATATCACTCGCCCAGTTGAGTTGTCTGATGGGCAAGATGCCGAAGACTTGAAAGTATTCTTGACATCATACAAACCTGCAGGAACAGACATCAAGGTGTATGCTAGAATTCATAACCCAAGTGATGCGGAAGATATTGATTCAAAAGACTTCACACCTTTGACTCAAATTACTGACTCAACTTTGGTTTCTGACTCAGTTGATACGAGTGACTTTAAAGAATTTGAGTTTGGATTCAGTGCAAATACTGACGGTCAGAACTTTTTAGCAAGTGCCAACTCGCATGCACGACTAAATAGTTCTAATAATGAAGTTGTTACTTATCGTGCGGGAGACGGATCGATTCATGCGACTTACAAAACCTTTGCATTGAAGATTGTTATGACAAGTTCTGGAAGTAATATTGTTCCTCTTGTCCGAGATATGAGAGCAATTGCACTACAAAAATGACAAAGGTTAAGATTGAAAATCACGAAGATTTGGTTCGTGATGTGGAAACGCAAGCAGTTTTGAATGTAGATTCATCATCGCTTGCACAGTATCGAGAAAGACGTAAACAAGAAAGAATAAAAACAAAAGAATTAGAGCATCTCAAAACCGAAGTTTCTGAAATAAAAGAGTTGCTTTATCAGTTGATCAACAGAGACAACAACCGATGACAGTACAAATATCAAACACTAATCTTAACGATAATTTCAACAATTGGCGATTAAATACGAATTTAATTGCCACAGTTCTTAGTAATAACGTCGTTACAGTGTCAAGAGCAGGATCTGCGAATCGCGGAGGATATGCCGTAGGTAACGGTCATATAGACGGTACTTTCTCTGCTTCAAATCTGCGAACCGAAACTTTAGGTGGGGGCAATACTACTGTAACCGACTCTTTAAGCATTGTCTCAAATGCATCTTTCACAGGCACGACACTTACAGTATCATCCAATGCCACTTTTGAAGGAAATGTTAATTTTAATACCACTGGTTCTGACCGACTGATTTTCGGTGACATTTCTCGTATTCGTCTGACTGGTGGATCTACAAACCAGTTCTTATTCAAGAGTGCTGCCGATACAGTTTCATTTAAGACAATATCTCTTGAAGATGTTAGTAACTTAACTACAGGTGCCTCGCACTTTACTCTGGTTGGTTCAAACTCGCAGTTAAGCGACAATGGTGATTCTCCAGAGATTCGGTTAGTTACGGACAGTGGCGATACTGCCAAAATCTTTGTTGCCCAAGCACCTTTAGTCGGTGATTCAGATTTGTATGCTAAACTTGCCGACTTACTAGGCGATAGTAAGTTTGTAATAGCAAATGTTTCAAACACTGAAGTTGCGTCAATTTCGTCGCAAGGGGATATTTCTGCGAATGCTATTACGGCAACTTCAGTCACCCCATCATCAAACTTTTTACCAAATGCCGATGACAGTCTTGATCTTGGTTCTTCCTCATTTGAATGGAAAGATTTGTACATCGATGGTGTAGCATATATCGACGAACTGTCAATGGGAACATCCGCAGGACAGGGTATTGCAACATCTCTGATTCCAAAGACAGATGCGGCAGGTAATCTTGGTTCAGTTACTCGTAAGTGGGGAACTGTTTTTGCAGATAATACGAATGGTGGGTTAGGAGTATTTAAAACACTTGGTGTATCTGGTAATCTAAACGCAAACGGTTCATCATCTCTTAACGCAACTACAGTAACAACGCTTGATGCAAACGGTGCAGTTGATCTAAACTCTACTCTGAATGTAGATGGTGCTACAACTCTTAACGGGTTGACAGCAACAACATTCTCAGCAAACGGTGCAACGACTCTCAAAGGTACTGTAGAACTTGGTGATGCATCAACGGACACGATTACAGTTAAGGGCAACTTTGCCAATCAATCAACGTCTGGACTTGCCACATTTGACGGTAATGTAAAAGTTCAAGGAACCAATCTGACAATCTCGTCTGAAGTTAATAGTAATATTATTCCAGACGCAGACAACGGTGTAGGACACTATAATTTGGGTTCTACTTCAAAGCGTTGGAATACTCTTTATGCTAATAATACATTTGCAAATAATATCACAGTCGATAATAACGTTGATATTTTGGGAGACTTGAGCGTACAAGGCAACACGACTTTTGCATCTGGTGGTGCGGTGAGTGCCCCTGAAGGTACATTTACCAGTCTTTCTGTCTCAGGCATTNCATCTTTTGAAGGCAATGTTGATTTGGGCAATGCCTCGGGCGACATCATATCTATCACAGGTTCTATTGANACTGACATTATTCCAACNGGNTCTCGCAATGTAGGGTCTTCAGGTTCTCCTTGGAANAATGGTTTCTTTACTGGAACATTGAACACTGATGTTTTAACCGTAGATGAAAATTCTACCTTCACAGGTGCGGTTGATATCAATAACAATGTTGATATTTCAGGCAATCTATCAAACGATGGCACAAAGATCATCAGTAACAATGGTAAGATTTACGCAAATAATGCAATCACTGGTGGCACAATTACCAATGCTATGCTTGCAACACATGGGAACCCAACTGGAACCTTTGGTTCTGCTACTAAAATTCCAGTAATTACTATTGATGATCGTGGTCGCGTTACTAACATTTCAAATACATCTGTAGCAGGCGTTTCAGCATTTTCTTATGCTTCTGCCAACAACACATTTAAGATTGATGCCGCAGACGGTTCTAACTACACAGCAACCATTTCAAGTGGTTCCCTCGGAAGTGCACTTCTTGAAAACTCTGGTGTGATTGCATCAGCATATGGTTCATCTACGCAAGTTCCTGTTATCACTGTAAATGCAAAGGGTATTATTACAGGTGTAACAACATCTACGGTTGCGGGTGTATCTGGAATAACCTACACACAGTCAAACAATAATATTCGTATTACAACTGCAGATGGTTCTACGTTTGATGATGTGATTGATTCTGCAACTGCTAACACAGATGGTTCCAATGGCGGTTTAACTAATCGTGGTGTTGCATCGTTTGATTCTGGAGATTTCACTGTATCAAATGGATTTGTCTCTCTTAAAAATGCAACAACTGGGGCAGTACTCGCAATCGGTGGCACAGCAAACGAAGTCAACGTCTCTCGTACAAATGGTACAGTGACGGTTGGATTGCCTGATGATGTCACGGTCACTGGACAGTTGAATGTTGGTGAAAATATTGTAATCTCGGGCAACTTAATTGTCAATGGCACCACCACCACAATTAACTCGACTACTGTTCGTGTTGAAGACAACATTATTGTTCTGAACGAAGGTGTAACAGGCACACCTTCTCTGAACTCTGGTTTGACTGTTGAACGAGGAGACTTAGTAAACAAGTCTTTGTTGTGGAACGAAACAATAGACAAATGGACTGTTGGTTCGGAAACATTTGTTGCAGGAACATTTGAAGGCAACCTAACAGGAACTGCAAATAGCGTTTCAAATGCACTCTCCGCAGGATCGTATCTAACAGGAGATTCGTTTGATGGTTCTGTATCAAGAACTTTCGCAGTCGATGCTACATCATTGAATACAGCAAGTAAGGTTGTGGCACGTGATAGTAGTGGAAACTTTTCTGCCTCAATCATCACTGCCTCCCTAAGCGGTAATGCATCTACTGCGTCCAAATTAGCAGTTGCAAGAAATATTCAGGCATCAGGGGACATTTCTTGGGGGGTGACCTTTGACGGATCTAACAACGTTTCCTCAGTGGCAACCATTCAAAATGGTGTAGTTGACACAGATCAGTTGGCATCGGGTGCAGTAACAAATGAAAAATTAGCACTTAATGCTATTAACACTAATCAGATTGCAGACGATGCCGTTGACACTAATCAGATTGCAAACAACGCGGTGACTAATGCTAAAATTGCCCCAGATGCTGTGGATTCTTCTAAACTAGATAATGTACAGTCTTTGCAGATTATAAATTCTACGGGTACTGTTTTGAAAACAATCTATGGAGCAGGTTCTTAAATAATGGCATTTCGACGACCTTTGAAATTAAACGGTAGTAATCTACAAGAAATGGCGAACACGGATATTGAAAACATTCAAAATCTCGCGTTCTGGCAATATATTAGCAATCCCTCAGTATCTCTGTCTGTGGTAGGTTCTAGTGGAAATCTAGGAACTATCAATGACACTAGATTGCAAGCAGGAACATATTCTACTCTCGTCAATAGATTTCCCACAGAAGAAGAAACTGCAGAACCAACAACGGTAACTGTAGGATATGCTAGATTAGATCAAACAGTAACCGATACTAATCCACCATCTGATAATGGAACGTCTTTTCCTGTTTACTATGATTCAACTGGAAATATTAGGTCTATGAATCTGCAAGATATGTATGATACTTTTGGGTATGCAGCAATAGAAAATTTGCAAACAGCATCCTCTATTGAAACAATTTATAGAATACATACTTCCACATCATTCACAGGGTATAGTTTGGTTAGTGCTACTCCAATATTTTCTGACTCCGGTGCTGATGTGAGTTTATACACCGCAGATGGAATTCCAGAAAGTCTAGACCAACCAGCAATCATTGGAGATTATTATTTGTTAAAAAGAGATTATGTAGCACCTGAATTCCCCCTACCAGTAAAAAATGACAGTAATAATTTGGCATCTTTTACCAGTAGTAGTTTTGAGTCCATAATTGAAACTATGATAAGGCATCTTGCTGCAGAGGTTTCTGGTTATCGATTACGTTATTCTTGGGATGGTACAGGAACCACTGTTGGTAGTGTGCTTGATCAAAGACTCAATGGTTCAGGTAGTTTTAACGAACTGGAATTTGATGAAAACGATTATCGTGCACAAGAATTTCCCAATGGATCTTTGGTGACAGTTAATACTTATAATTTAAAGTTGAGGCAAGAATGATATTATCTAATGGAAGATTTACACACGCAAGGTTCACGAGTTCTAAAAAAAATCAAGTCGAATCTATTTGGTTTGATGAGGAAAACAAAACTTACGAACAAGTTGCAATTGAAGTCGACTTAAAAAGTCCAGAGTATGTGAAGTTATTAGAAACTTTTACTATAGATGAAATTTCTACTATGACCGACCAATACGCAAAAGAAGAAACGCAAAACTTCCTTGCGATTGTAAAAGACATTGCGGAAAAACACGATTTGATTTACGATCCAGATGCAGTGAACGGAAAAGATAAGTTGAATATCGACCACATCTTCAGTCCTCCTGAAGGCGACGATGGTGTTGACTTGTTGTTCAATGTGAAGTTGAAAATTTTTGAACTCGATGAAGTTCTAAATTCTGACAACGGAGAACTCAAAAAAGCATTGCGAGAATCTAAAACTCCAATGGAAGCATTTTATATCGCAGGTAAGTTCTTATACGAATAAGTGATACTTTGTCCACTTACTTGGATGGTTCGTCATATGAGTAAAGTGGACAAACTTAATTTCCGGATAGAATTCATCTCCGATAAACATATAAGGGTTCCCGGTCACTTTTTGATACATCCTATTGAGTTGAGTTAAGGTGTGTCTTGTGTAGGGTTCTTTTCTTGCTTCCATTCTACAGAACCATTCGTCAGGCATCTTAACCAACTCCAATCCCTCATTCACAGAATCTTCTATAAAGTGTTGTTCTCCATTGATTGGTCCTGCGGTATATCCTTCTTCAATGTACTTTCTTTGCCAGTATTCGGGGGATTGCATAAACTTATCTAGAATGTACTTACAGTCTTTTGGATAGTATTTGTAGAATCCTCCATTGATACTAAACCGAGTTCCTTCCGCATCTCTCCACCAACCCGGCATCGCAACAAACTGTCCTCGTTCAATTGGGTACTCGAATATCTTTTTGTAGTCATTGATTAGTAAGACATCGATGTCCATCACACAGATAGGTTCATCGGTATCAAGAGTCATACCGTACATCTTATTCCATTGAAGTTTGATGTTATCGGACATAGGTTCGCGAACCCAAGTAAATTGATACTCAGGAAGTTTGGACTCTAGGTAAGTTTCATACTCGGGACCATATCGGTCTCCGATTCTAACTGCGATGATTTGCATTGATAACCATATTTCTGAAAATGTTGGTGCCTACCACGGTAGTGTTTTGTAATTGCAAGTATCTATTGAACATATCGTGAATGTCTTCAATCTTCATCTTGTGGATGACAAAATTGTAAGAAAAAATGTTAGACAAATAAATTAGGTTGCGTTTATCTGAGTCCACATTTAATGGTGATTCCAACGCATCGTGCAACAAAAATGTAGGTTTCACCTTTTTGATTGTTTCTATCCACTCTTCAGTAGAGTATGACTTTTCTATTTGTTCTAATAGTTCGAGTTTATATTGACAATAGTCTAAAACCAAACCCTCTTTCTTTTCGAACATTTTGTTGAGTCGTGTCATATCCTCTCTGGTATCAACCATTTCATAAGTCATCTGTTTCCACTTCAGAGAATCTTTATTGTAATCATATATTACCAATTTTGTGTTCTCGTGTCCAATCTTTTCATAAAGAAACTCTGCAATGCATCCAGATGCGGGCGCGTATATTACATCAAACTTTTTCGTATTTGCAGGTATGCGTCGGTCAAACTTGGTAATCATAGTTTCATTGTTTCGTGCATACACTATGTTCTCATTTCGAGACCTTTCGAAATCAAGTGCTTCGCAATGCCTTCTCTCAGGATAACAAAAGAACTTGGTCAACCTTTCTTGTGCAAAGTTCAATATTTTTTTATCATCCTCGAATACTTTGGTGAGATACTCTCCCATCTCGACATTGACGACCTCTCTGTATTCATTACTCGGAGAGACCCAATGAGGAGTGTAATCGTCGTGTACATTTGAAGTTGACCTATTGGGATACATCACCTTTCCAGTATATCTACCAAAGGAGGGTTTGGAGATGGAACGCCAGTGTTTGATGTTGAGGAACATACACTGCAGATGCATTCTCAAATAAGGTCTGTTGGGATGAAATAAAATATGACCGCGACAAGGTTCTTCTGTCTCGCAGAACTTATCAAAAAAAGTGTGTATTGTATCGGGTGCCTTATTTTGATAGTTATTGTAGAAGGTTCCGATATAACTTATCAATGCATAGTTATACTTATCTCCAACTTGCAATAACGCATCATCTAATGTTTCCGCAAAAATCAAGTTGCAGTTTTTAGAACCTCCGCGAGACCACCCAATACTTGTGTACCAAGTAAGAGTTGCCATATACTGCGCATAATCACCCCAGTCAATCTTGGGATAGTTTAGTATGATATGTAATCTATCGGACTCTACCTCGTTATGTCGAGAGTGTTCCATAATATAATTTGCAAATTCTTTAAATGACTGCATCAGGATGTTCTTTCTCAAATGATTTTATGAATAATTTAATAGTGTCTTCACAATATCCTCCGTGAAGAATAAAATGGATTCTAGGTTCGGGACTGAAGTTTGCTGCTTCATGGAAAGGTCCGTTGTTGAACCAGTACACCTCTCTAGGTTTAAAAGGAACCTCTTCAAGTGTTTCGGAGTTTCGAAGATAACAATTTTCTGGTTGAGTTATCGCAATGTTTATTGCGGAGGTGATACTGTTCTTTAACTTCATACCCTCTTTCCACTGATGGGTATCAGTATGCGAACGAATAAATCCACCACTCTCCAATAACATAAATCGACAACGACTGTACTTACCATTATTAGGAAAGTCTTCCTTCAACCACCTCGTCATTTCCGGAGCATACTCCGTTAATTCTGTCCAGTGATACTTGTCCTTTGCGTTTTCGTTGTAGGTTGTAGTGCGCATACTTTCTCCGTGCAGGGTGATGGATTTCCATCCCTTGCCGTGTGATGCGCGGTGTGGTATAAATAGACCTAGATTGTAGATGTTCAACGATTCATTGATGACTTCTTTTGGGATTAGAATGTCTGCTTTGAGGTACATTAGTTCTCGATCTTCACACCACTTTTTAATTTTTTCGAACTTAGTATAAATGGACATATTCAATCGCTGTGTGGTTGGGGTTAAATTTATTTGCGTGATGTATAAAAGATAATTTACTTCTTTCTATTCTATTCAATGTATACAAGGAGTCATAGTCAATCAACATAAACCCATTGTCTAATACCAGAGTATTCGATGCATTCCAATCACAATAGGTATAACCTAGTTCGGTTATTCTCTCAAACTCATTCCACCAAAAATCAATCATCTTGTCGGTGTCTGCGTTCATATTTATGTAATAGTTTTTTGCATCAATATACTTGATATCTATAAAATCTTTTCCGGAATCTAGATACATACCCGGAAAACAATCTTGAATTGCGCAAACCAAGAATTCTATTTCTTCTGGACTTTTGTTCTGATATATTTTACGAACAATGTTAAGTTCGGAATCGTAGTAAACCTTGCGTTTGTTTTTGGATTGTTTGATTAGTTGCATTCGCCGATCACCATAAACCGAGTGTAATTTTCGGTTTTCAATTCACCACTGTAATGTATGGTGGTCAGTCCAGTCGACTCTAAGAATTCGTCCAAACTTTTCTTACAGTTTGAGTGTTCCTCTATTTCAAAATAGTCATTACTCTGAAATGCAAACACCGTATCAGTCACCACAATCTCTTTCATATCGCGCATATGTTCGCAGGAAGTATTAATCACCAAATCATACTCTCCAATGTTTTTAATCGAACAATAATCAAATGCATCACAAGTATTATACCGTAAAGTGTATTTATCTTCAACCTTCTTCACGAACTTCTTACTCAGTCTTTTGACCATTGGGTCAGAGTCGATGCAATCAAAGTGTCCTCCTATTTCATAGGGAATGAGTGTCGCATACCACGCACCTAACATAAGAGTATTTTTTGGTTGAACGACCTTCAACACCTCATCCACTAACCATCGTTTGCAAAGTATTTTCTTTCTCATCAAACTGTTTGCAAAAGAATGGGATTCGTGTAAAGACTCTGATTGCATCAAAGTGTGGGTGAACGCAAAAAAGAACTCATCGGTAATCATATAAATAGTCTCACATTATTGAGGTGATTATGTTAGAAAATGGTATAGACGCAGTTGAAATTGAGTTGTCGTCTCGGTGCAATGCAGGGTGTCCTATGTGTGCGCGTACAGACAACGATATGATACTCAGTAAACAACGCGATATCTCACTGGAAGAATTTAAAGTATTTTTTTCTCCGGAGTTTATATCCAAACTAAAACAATTCAAATTCTGTGGCAACTTTGGTGACCCAATGGTCGCAAAAGATGTTGTTGAAATACATAAGTATATATGCGATAATAATCCAAACATAAAACTAATTATGAGTACCAATGGGGGACTCAGAACCAAAAAGGTTTGGACTGAACTTGCGAAGTACTATCAGAATCCCAACGGGTCTCATATACAGTTTCATATAGATGGACTTGAAGACACCAACCACATTTACAGAAAAGGTGTTCGGTGGGATAGGATTATGGAGTGCGCAGATGCATTTATTTCTGCGAGAGGTATTGCGGTATGGTACTTTATACCTTTCTTTCATAACGAACACCAAGTCGAGGAAGCAGAACAACTCGCACGAGATATGGGATTTGCAGAGTTTGTAATTAAGGTATCTGCAAGGTTTGATAGTTTTGATAAACCATTCATAGGTTCTCGGGGAGAAAGATTGTATCCCCCAACCGCAGATAGGTTTAACATTCGAGGCGTTCAAGTGCGAGGAGAACTTAAATGTGTCTCTGAAATACGGAAAGAAATTTATGTCGATTCTTGGGGAAGGGTATTCCCTTGTTGTTGGACTGCAACGAAACACGATGAAATGAATTGGGACATCGACAATTCATTGCGAGTGCATACAATAGAAGAAGTGTTTGCATCAGAAAAAATAAATAGTTGGATTAATAAACTGTACTGCGACCAAGGTTCGGTGTGCAACAAAAGATGTACAGGCGAGTTTCAACATATGATAGACATCAACGGAAAACAAACTCCTCAGAAAGAACTGTGGTATTACGGAGATAAAGATGCTTAAAGAAGTAGTGATTTATAATGGGAAAAAGTTTAAACCAGAATTGCTTGACATTGCAGAGAATGAGTTCGTGGGAATATTCTTCACTGGAGGAATTGAGTCCACTCTTGTCGCAAAAATGATGATTGAAAAATATGGTGTCGATAGAGTAGTCTTTGTCATACTGACTATGAATCGGTACAGTAATTATGCAAAGAATGCTGAAAAGGCACAACGAGTACTCTCAGACTTTGAAAACCGAGTTCAGAGACTCGGAGGAAAACATATTGTCGATATGAACACCGAAGACGCAGACAACTGCGATGAATGGTATGGAACTCGAGTTTTGTCCGCAATCACTAAAATGAAAATATCAAAAGAGGTTGGTTCTTGTCGGTATATTTTCACAGGTTATTCTAACATTCATAAAGAACATATGGAAATGTTAGATGAGTGTGGGTGGGAAAAAGGTTTTGTATTGCGCGAACAGGTTGAGAATTGGTTGCGCGAAGAAAACAGAATAGACAATTATCCAGAGATAAAAAGATTTTTGGATGAACAGAAAGGCGCACTCTATTTCGTCACAGAATCAGTTCCATTTGATATTGTTCAAGAACATTACTACGACAGTATAAAACCTTTGAACAATCTAACCAAAGACGAAGCAATCGATCTCTATCGTCAATACGATATAATAGACGAACTTGCGCATACAATATCGTGCAATGACCCAAGTTATGAGGGATACGACCATTGTGGGTATTGTAAAAACTGCATTCAAAGACAAGACGGATTTAAGGATACTGGTATAACAGACCCGACAAATTATGCCAACTAATATATTATGTGTGAAGTGGGGGAGAAAGTACTCTCCACAATATGTGAACAATTTACACGAAATGATTCGAAGGTATTATCCAGAGGACTTTCGTTTTGTTTGTTATACTGATGATGAGACTGGGTTGGATTGTGAAACTCTAAAGATAGAATCTGACCTTGAGGGTTGGTGGTTAAAACTAGAGTTGTTGTCTCTGTTTACTTTCGGAACCAATATCGTTTTTGATTTAGATGTTGCGGTATTGAATAGACTAGAGAGATTGCACTCGGTCAAGACCAGAACCCTTTCAGTACTGTTCTCTAAATGGAAGGAAGGGTTCATTACTCCTCGTGCGCATGAACGCAACCCCACACTATACAACTCATCTATAATGAAGTGGGAAGGGGAACAAGGTCTTCCTGTATGGAATCATTTTCAGAAGAACAAAGACTACCTTCTCTTCAAATATGAAGGCATCGACAGATACCTATTTAATGAATCTGTGGATGTGGATGTGTTGCCTAGTGGGATTGCGTATTCATATTGGAAGGGTGCGTCTTATAAAAAAGACTCGACTCCCGAAAAACTCAGAGATGATTATGAAGTTTGTATTGTGAATCATAATCCAAAACCACACGAGATTGATACTTGGATTAGAGATTATTGGAATGTATCTAAGACTGCCTAGAAATTTACATTTCGAATTGAGTTCATATTGTAATGCGAAGTGTCCTATGTGTGTTCGAACCAATAAAGAATTTGAACCCAAACACCTTTCTTATGATATAATAGAGTCTAGGTTCAAAGATTACAAGTTTGAACAAATCAAGTACGGAGGAAATCTAGGCGACCCTCTAATGCACCTCGATGCGTTGAAGTTCTTTCGGTTGTTCTCATCATCAAGACAACTCATTCACACGAATGGGTCTTTACGGTCAAAGTCTTTTTGGAAAGATGTTGGTGAGATAGACAATCTCTGTGTGGTATTTGGTATTGATGGTATCGACCAAGAGACTCATATCAAATATCGTGTAGACACCAACCACGACAAGATTATAGAGAACGCAAAAATTTTCATTGAGTCTGGTGGAGAATCTTGGTGGCAGTTCATCGTCTTCAAACACAATGAACACCAAATAGATGATGCAAAACAAATTGCAAAAGATATGGGATTCAAGTGGTTTGAAACCCTATACTCCAGAAGGTTTGGATCTGGAACTTACGAAGGATTAGAACCTCCCGAAACACAACCTCTTATGATTGTAGAGGAAAGTAAGATACAGTGCAAGTCTCAAAGAAAAGAAGAGATGTACATTTCTGCAGATGGAAAAATCTGGGTGTGCGACTACACCGCAAACCATTTAGAAACTCCATTGAATATATACGAAACGGGGTTTGAGGATGCAGTGTCTAATATTTACTTTGACGAGATTTTAATTAACCCCAAACCCGTGTGTAAAATTAATTGTGGTATGAAATATAGAAACAAACATATTATTGAGGAATTATGAACTACGAAAGACTTCTCTCATATGGAAATATAATTCAACTAAAACACAACCTCGATTGCAATAAACTATTGGAAGAGATTAGTGGGTTTGAATTTGGATTATACAATCCGAGAAAGAAAAACAATCCTCGATACGGTTTGTCTATCACAAGTCTGGATGGAAGTCTGAATGGTATCGACTTGGATTCTTTGATTGATGCGTATGAAAAGACGGGTCAAGTGTATAATGAAATGTCCTTCCGCACACTGACAGAGGTCTATGAGAAATCTTCCGAATTGAAGAAGGTGATAGACCCCCTCAAGAATTTTTTAGGCAGAACTCATTTTCTTAGATTTTCTAAGGGGGGACACTTCCCTCCTCATAGGGATGACCGAGGTTCTCAATCGCAACCGGATTTTCGCATCATTGTTCCAATTAAGTATACTAATCCGCCTGACTCTTATTATGTGTTCAATGGTGAGATTGTAAATCTTAATTATGGATATGCATACTTTATGAACACCAACCTAGAACATTCGTTCTTTTCTTTCAACAACGAATCTACTATGATTGTAATGAATGTTGAGGGATGTTCAGATGCGTATCAATTGGTTCTCGACAGTATGTATTCGACATAACTCTTCAATGTCCATATCGTAAAAGAGTTGAAGAGATATTCGAGTTTCTGAATTGTTTTGTACTTTATGTCTCGATTGTGTATTGAATGCATAACAATCCATACAAGGAATATCTCCATCCTCGGTAGTGCAAGGTGTATAGTTTTTAGTCAACGGAAAAATAACTACCGTGTCTCTTTTGTTGTCTTTACTGTCGGTGTGCCAATCAACGAGTTTGTTGGGTTCTATTTTCAGCAGAGACATCATATAAGGTTTGGCGATAAATAAATCTGCAACCTCATCATACTGTCTAGGAAGAAAGTCGAGATTGGTGTAAGAACCAGATTTAGTCGAACGGTGACGATAGTAGTCGTCGGAAGACAATGCATCTTGAATCAGTCGAGTTTTGGTATTGTCATCTAGGGACAAGTCAATTTTGAAATAGTTCATTGCCATCTCGGATATTTGTTCAGATTCTCTAAAAATTTTTCAGGAAATATTTCCCACACCGTCTGATTGGTATTACGATAAAACACATCTTTTATATTTTTTACAATGCCCATTTTTTCTAAGGTGGGGAAGTAATATTTATGAACCAGTCTCTGACTTGCAACCTTACTGTCGTTAGAGGTTGCAAAGGTTCTTCCTTTACTCCATTCCAAACACACAGGCAACAAAAACTGGTCGGTCAGGTTTTGATGTTGTGCGATTGATTTGCTAGGTTTGATTAATGATTTATTCCCATACTCACTAAAGGTGCAAGTGCGTACAAGAACTCTATATGTTTTTGTTCCCATTACTTCATCAAAACTGTGTGCAACAACAGACCCTATTGCATCAGAGTCTTTATACAATATCCACGCACTCCACTCTCTTTCGTTCTTAAAGGTGTCTATCATTCGTTTTTGAGAACTATTATTGACAAACCCTCGCGATGCAGATTCGAGATAAAATTTTCTCAAATCTAAATCTTCAGACCATTCCAAAATATTATGCACTACTGTATTCCTTGCGGTTTAAAACATATAAATAACAATATTGCTAATATATATGCATCGAGGGCGAAAATGGCGGCAAAAGCAAATATTGTTATTGATCAAGGAGCAGACTTCTCCTCAACCATAACTGTAACTGATGATGCAGGAGACACAGTTGACCTTACAGGGTACTCTGCTTCCGGTCAGATTCGTAAGCATTATACATCGAATACCGCGTATAATTTTACGACATCTTTTGGTGTGCCAAGAACTAATGGACTGCTAACACTATCACTTTCTCGCGCAACCACTGCCAACATAGAAGCAGGGCGTTATGTTTATGATGTAGAGATCACGAGTGCGGCAAACACGCGCTCAAGATTAATTGAAGGTATTGTGACGATTACACCCGAAGTAACAAGGGGATAGCATGGCAACAGGAAATTTCAAGGTCAAGTTCAGTCCACCAACTCAGAGTCTGACGATCAAAAATAATAGTCAAGTTGGTGTTCGACTAGACACACTTGCGGATGTTGATCCTACAAATTCATCTGCAAATGGTTCTATTCTTGTATACAACTCATCTACAGACACTTATGTTCAGCGAGACATTCTGACATTTGATGTTGATACTGGAGCATTCAAGTTAGACGCAGGGGATGACGGTTTCTAATGGCAACTACAGTCCTTCAGATTAAGCGTTCGCAGACTACTGCCGAACCAACAACTCTTGCTAACGGTGAACTTGCCTATTCGTATAGTTCCAATAAATTGTTTATTGGTCAAACTGATGCTAATTCATCACCAGTCACAGTAGAGTACATTGGTGGTAAATTACTTGTTGATAAAGTAGCAAACCTTGAGTCTGTAGTTGCCAATCTTGGTGGTAGTCAAAACTCAGCAAATTTAACTGTTACAGAACAACTCAAACTATCGTATGCCACTAATAATTCTGTACTATTTGCCAAGGCAGATGGCATTGTAGATTTTATAACTGGCGACAATGGTAAGATATTACAGATTGCCGCTAACGGTACTCCAACTTTTGACGATTTAAATGGTGGAAATTTTTAATGAGCGATTGGCAAGATAATGAAATTTTGACAACATACGCACAACAAACTGAACAACAAATCATAGACTTAAACAGAACGATTGTTGCTCTTAGAAGTAAGATTGCTTTATTGGAAAAGGAACTTGAAGAACGAAACAGAATTCCTGTTCCTCGCACAGTGGTTAATCAGATCGTTCAGCAAGAAGCAAAAATACGAAAGTTAGAGGATGATCTCAAGTTTTATAAAAACCATGTTAACCCTCAGATTATTATAAATAGAGAGAATAAAGCAAAACCAACCAGAAGCGGTGGAATACCCAAACAATAATAAAGGAGTGCTATAATGGCATCTATCATTAAAATTAAACGCAGTTCCTCTGCAAGTTCAGTACCGGGGAGTCTGCAAGAGGGCGAATTAGCAGTCAACCTTTTTGACAGAAAACTCTATGTCGGTAACTCGACTGGTGTTACAGCAATCGCAGGTGAAAATGCGATTGCTGATGTGGCAGGACTGCAAGCAGCATTAGACAATCGCATGACGGTTGCAAACACTCAATCGCTTGTTAATGCTCGATTAGGTGCGACTGCTTCTGTTACTTTAACTGGCGATATCACTGGTACAGCATCATTCTCTGGAAACAGCGTATCAATTTCTACCACATATAATAATGATGTTGTGCTTGGAACAGATACAAGCGGTAATTATGTTGAAACTCTAGCAGCAGGAAATAATTCAATTGTTATTACTGGTGCTGACGGTGAAGGTGCTACCAAAACAGTATCACTTGGCGATAACATTGGTGCGAACACCTCTGGTACTGCCGCGAGTGCTACAGCATTAGCAACTGCTCGCGACATTGGTGGTGTATCATTTGACGGTACTGCCAACATTAACTTGCCGGGTGTCAATACCACAGGTAACCAAGACACAACAGGAAATGCGGCAACCGCAACTGCTTTAGAGACCGCCCGAAATATTGCAGGTCAATCATTTGATGGTACTGCTGACATCACAATCGCGGCAACCGATCTTTCTGATGTTAACCAATCACTTGCTACCACAGACAATGTAACCTTTGCTGACATTTCTGCAACTGGTGATCTAACAGTCGATGGTAACTTGACTGTCGAAGGTGCAGTAACATACATCTCATCTTCTACTGTGAATGTCGATGACTCGATGTTGAAACTTTCTGCAAACAACGCAGGAGATACAGTAGATACTGGTGTATACGGTAAGTACATTGTTTCTGGAAACTCAGCAGTACAATTCGCAGGTTACTTCCGCGATGCAACTGATGGTGCGTTCAAGTTCTACACTGGATTAGATGTAGAACCAACAACGACTGTTGATGTAACAGACACTGGTTATGGTTTGGCACAAGTTGATGCAATCATCGATGGCGGCACATACTAAATAATAGTAAGATTGGGGGACAATAGGATTACATAATCCGTCCCTCTTAATTATAAACGGTCTATATAGACTTTGAATACAAGAGAACCATTTTTATGGCATCCATTGTCAAGATAAAGCGTTCCTCCGTACAGGGGAAAGCACCGACAACAGACAACTTACAAGTAGGAGAACTGGCACTCAATACGAGAGACAGTAAACTCTTTTCGTCTGATGGTTCTCGTGTATTCGAAGTCGGTTCTAATTTACACTCTATTTTCGTCGGGTCCGGTGGTTTAACCATAGGAAATGGCGCAATATCTTTTCCTACATCCGACGGATCAGACGGTCAGTATCTCGGCACTGATGGTAATGGTAATTTAACGTTCAACACATTCGATAGCGGTAGCGGTAGTATTGGATTTGTGAGAGGAACGCTTAATTCTTTTCCTAGTGGAGATTTGGGAGAAAATGAAGATTTTGTTGGAGAGAATTCGGAAACACAAATAGATCCTTTTGGTGTTCCTATACAATCAATTTACGATTGTATGGATCCAAATGGAAGATTCATAGTAGAAAACCTCGGCACAGAAGAAGCATTTGTAGGTGCTTAATTTTTGGA